GGTACGAGCCGCTCCATAAAGACGGCTGAAGATTTGTTCGTCGCTGACGGCTTCATCGGTCTTGCCGACGATCTTCTGCAGCTTCTCGCGCATGTTTGCCATAGCACGATATTCGCGGTCGGCTTTCTGTAGAAAGAATCGAGCGGGCTCTCCGCCTGCCGCTTCCGCAATGTCGAGCACGTCGTTCTGGAGAGCCTTATAGAGCTTGTCTACGTTGGCGTCTTTTACGCCCTTGATCATGTTCTCAGAGCGAAGATTGCGCAGCTCAGTGTAAAGTGTCTTTGCGCCTTCGTAGGTCAGACCTTCCTTAGATTGAACAGCGGGAAGGATCAGGTCGATTGCAGGCGTCGAGCCAGACAGCTTTGCCCCAGCGCGTTGGGCCATCACGTCAGCAACAGCATTGCGCGTGTTGTTGAGCGGTGCGGTGACGTCAGGATTGGTAAACAGGCTGCGCACTTCAGTGTAGGCTTCATCAGCCTTCTCACGCACACCCTTGGTCATCCAGTTTTTAAGCTGCGCACCAATTGTCTGACCAGCCTGCTCAGTGGTCATCTGAGGCACAAGGTTGTCAATGGCATCTTCTAGGGATGCGGTCGCACGCTGACGAGCTGTGATCGCGGCCTCGCCGGCAAGCGGGACGTTTTCAGCGATCTTAGTCGCGCGTTGGAGCATGGGGCTTTCGGTGATCGCATAATAGGGCAACTCGGCACCGAGACGTTCAGCGGCCTGCACCGCTTCAGGCACGGCAGGAGCAGCGCGCTCAGCAGGTGCCGCAAAACGCCCAAAAACGCCGCCTAGACCGCCTCCGATAAGCGCTCCTACACCAGCCTCTCTCGCACGCTCTTCGGCTGTTATGCCCTGCCCAAAGCCTGTGGCGGCGCCATAGCCAGCGCCTTCAAGAGCACCAAGGGCGGTGCGACCAAGAACACTGCTGCCTTTGCCAGCCAGCCCCATGGGCAGATAGAGCTGCGGCACGATGGCTGCGCCCTGACCAATCGTAAACGCGCCGGGATAGGCTTCCTGCGCGGCTTCGCGCTCGCCTTCCATCTTCATGCGCTCTCGCGTGATTGCCTCTCGGCCCGCTTCAGTGAACGGCAAAGCACCGGCGCGGCCCATCGCGCCAATGTCTTCGCCGAAGGGCAGCATGCTCATAGCGCCACGGCCGATCGGATCTGCCTTGCTTGCCTTCGCCACGCGCTCGGTGCCGATGTAAGAGCCAGCGGCGTCATACATAGGCACTTCGACATATTCAGGCTCTGCCTTCATGCTTTCTTCGACAGAGCGACGGCCTTCAGCGCGCAGCTGCTCGCGCTCGCTCGGCTCAAAAGCGCTGACGTCATAACCGTTTGCCTTAAGCTTCGCGGTCAGGTCAGCCTTTGTCGTCCCTTCAGGGACATTCTGGATGATGGTCCCATCAGGAAGACGGACGTCCATTATTTCAGGTCTCCAAAGTCAACAACCTTGCCGCCGGCTGCAGGTGCAGGAGCGCCCGGTGTTTCTTCACCGCGTTTACGATAGCGCTGCGGACGCTCAACAGTCGATTGAAGATCCTTGCGAAGGAAATCAAGAGTGGTGAGGCCCGGTTTCGCATTGACAGCATCAAGCTTTGGCAGCGTTGAATTGAGCAGGCGGCGTTCGAAGTCAGTGATCGCGCCTTGGCCTTTGAGCAACTCAGACTTGAACGCCTGCAACTCAGACAAAGCCTGCTCGTAATCCTGACGAACCTGTTCAGCCGTTGTGCCAAACGTGGCTGCAATCTTTCGAGACCAACCTTCAGGTTTGCCTTGAATGTTGCCAATAGCGCCCATCTTAGCGAGCGTTTGATATGCATTTGCTGCGCGCTCAAAGATTGGCTGGATGCGACGAGCACGTTCAGCGCCTTGCTCAGCAGCTTCAATCGTATCGGCAACTTTGGTGCCCATGCGCTCTTTGTATTTCTTGATAGCCTCACGCCCCATGGCTGTGATTTCGGGCGGGATTTGAGCTTTGCCTTCATCGGCACCAGCTTTGGGCATCGTTTCAGGCGTAATCTCACGACCGGTCATGTCGTAATATTTGCCGTTCTTAAAGATGCCTGAAACTTTCTCGCCATCAATTTCAAGCGTGACAGGCTTGCCTGCGGCCGCAGCGGCCGCCTCAGTTTGTGCTTGCTGAAGCTTCAGCAGATCAGATGCAGACACACCACCCGTGCCCATCTCAGCGGCCAGCTTGGCGCGTGCGAGCTGGAGCTGCATCATCTTATCTTGGCGATCGCGCTCGGCCTGTGCGGCCTTCTGAAGAGGGCCAGCAACGGCTGTACCAGCCGCGCCAATGCTTTCCATCAAAGCGCCAGAGCGAGTTGGTGCTGCAAGAGCGCCAGCGGCTTGGAACAGCAAAGATGCCTTGTCGATGTCCGACATGCCCTTCTGGCCATACTGCTGCGCTTGCTGGTTGATAATGTCCATCTGCGACTGCAAACCAGCACGACGAGCGGCAGCCTCTTCAGCCAACTGTTGGTATAGAGCGCCATATGGAGATCCGGCCGGGAACATGGCTGCCCCAGACAAAGGCGGAGCGGCTGGACGACCGGGCGCAGCGCCCTGCACAACGCCGGGGCCACCAGCGCGAACAGATGCTGCATTCATTGCTGCAATACGATCCGGCGACACAGGATATGTGGCAGGCGCCTCATCATCAGGCAGGTCATCAATGACCTGTTGGACGGGGTTCTTAGCCATTACTTAGGACTCCCCAGCAAGTTGCTAAGAGCAGCAGCGCTCATGCCAGCGCTTGCGAGCTGTGCGAGAGGCGATGCAGAATATTGCTGGCCCATGCCAGTTGTTGTTTGAGCTTGAGTGCCACCACCAGATGGAAGACCACGCACAATATTTGACAGGAATGAGATCTGCTCTTTCGGATACTGCGTCTGACGCAGGAAGTCCTGATAGGCAAGATCAAGGTTCTTCTGAGCCTGCCCTTGCTGCGTCATGCCGATCGTCTCAAGTGCGCCAGCACCCTGCAAACCAAGAGCCTGTTCTTTTTGGGCAAGGCCAGCCTGCACGTTTGCAAGGTTAGAAAGGCCCTGCATTTCAGTGCCAGCAAGTGTTCCCTGTGCTTGGCCGATCGAAGCCAAACGACGCAGATCTTCCTGAGCCTGTTGGCCGGCGGTGGTATAGCCCTGTGCGAGCTGTGTGCCGATCTGGCTGGCAAGGTTCTCAGAAATGTCGCGCACGCCGCGCTGCGCCAGCTCCTGCTGACGGGTCGAGCCATACTGACCAGCACGAATGAACTGGTCACCCAGCTCAGGCATGAGCTTCTCGCGAATCTGTCGAGCTGCGATGTCGCCCATTCGGTTGGTGACAAGACTTTCGTAGGGGTTCATGTAGTTGCCGATGTTTTGCGGCAACGATGCACTTGCGGCATTAAAGTAAGGCTGAGCGGCCTCAGTGGGGCTCATTTGCCCAGCTTCAAGAGAAGTTTGTTCCGCTGTTTTGAGGCCCGGAAGATAAGCGCCAGAAGCCTGACGGGTGACGTTGAAAGCCGCCAACTGGTCAGGAGAAAAGCCTGCAAGGCGCGGGCCGCCATAAGGCTGATATTCTTCTCGCGCAGCGCTGTAGGCACCCGACATCAGGTTATAGAGATAGTCTGACAGGTACTGCGGCACCTGCGACGTTGTCAGGCTCGACGATGTCGAAGGGAGCGGCTGACCCTGTGTGAGGAAGTTCAGGAACGCCATTAGATGTACTCCTCCGGTCGCTTGGCATCAGGGCTGAACTTGCCCCTAGACAGCGCGCGGCCTTTTTGTTTGCGAATGTTAGCACGCATCTGGTCAAGGCGCTGAGCCCCGGCCTTTGAAGATCCATCGCCAAGAAGCGAAACAGTCTCGGCGTCAATGACATATTCACCGTCCGAGAGTTTAGCATCAATGCTATCTGATCGACCAGTGCCGCCGCCCTGAACATATCGAGCAAGTGGGCCACCCATGGCTGCCTGCACAGGTTGTTGTGCGTAATAACGCTGCTCAGGCATCGCCCCATAGCTGTAATAGTCCATTGGCGAAGCCAAACGAGTGCGGGACAGAGGCGTTGTTTCCAATGGGCGCGTGAGATTGGGGTCAGTTGGTTGCTTCGTGCCGCCCTGTGCGGTTGGAAGCTTTGCAGATCCACCACCAAGCGCAGATGCACCAAGAATAGCGGCCGGAATCAAGAAGCCGGGCTTTGAAAGGGCGCCCATAATGCCTGTGCCTGAGCCGCCTGCTCCCGGTGCGACATAGCCCTGCGTGTTTGCAGCCGCATACGCACCTTCTGCGCCGGGAGGAACCTGTGGGCCATATGCGCCAACAGATGCCGGATTCGAGTCTAAAGCACCAATGGGATAAACTTTAGCCGCATCGCCGCTACCTGTGCCCAGCCAGTTACCAACCGTGCTGCCTTCAAGGGCTTTGCCAAGAGCTGACGTGCCGATCGTGCCAAGGCCGGAGAGAAGGCCACCCGTCAGAGCGCCTTTGGCGCCACCTGTCAGGCCACCGACGCCAGCGCCAATCAGCGTATTGCCAACAAGAGAGCCAACGGTGCTGCCGCCAAGGGCCTCAATTCCGGTGATGCCGCCAAGCGTGGCTGCAGCGGTCTCGCCCGCACCAGCAAGCCCCATAAGGCCAGCACCTAGCCCGGCACCAACGCCAGTAGCGGCCAGCGCGGCACCAGCAATGGCAGCCACCGGGGCGAACCAGCTCTGCTTCCAGAACGGCGTGAACTGCGGCATGCCGGTGTGCGGGTTCACCGTGGGCTCGCCCCAGTGCTTTTTAAGCTGCTCGTATTCATCCCGGTTGATATGGATGATCAGCTCGTCGCCGCCGACACCGGCATCTGCCACCTGCTTAGCAGCATGAGCAAGACCGCCCTTGGCATAGTTAGGTGCCTTTGGAACCTTGATGGCAACAGGCTTAGTGCCGACGCGGCCGCCCTTGTAGAACATCGACATGGGGCTGCCACGGAACGAGCTGTCGGCGGCATCATTTGCCAATGGTGTCCATTCGGCGGGGTAGTCGGGGTAATGGATCGTCATCTCAGCCACCGCGTAGGTTAACGGCTCGGGTGAAGGCAATAGCCCAGTCGAACCAGTTATCGTAATTCAGGGGGTTTGGAGGGTTTTGCTTTCCCACATCAAAGATCGCAACCACCCCAAGAGCCCAGTTCTGCCACCGCTCTGGATCATCGAGACGCCCGACCGTCCCATATTGCTCCAGAGTATAAACCATTGAATCGGTCCAGTCAGTAACAGTTAAGCCGCGAGGATCAATCATCCCAGCACCGTCCCATCGCTGACTTCAATGTGGGCGATGCACTGACCCATCTGGTAATTGCCGCCGACCACATTAGATTTGAAGATAAAACGCATCTCGCGCCGCGTTTCCTTGAAGAACAGGATCTGCTGCTCAGGCGTTACGACATCAGACAATGCCGGAAACTCATGCTCATCACTGGTGACTTCTGGGCTGCGAGCGTTAGCTCGTCCAGTCACCTGACACGTCATAGGCCCAGACTGGACAAAGTCAGGCTCAATATAGGTAACACGCAAAGAGCGGTTTTTTGGCTGACTTTGATCAGCCACAGCAGCGATGTCTGCAGTTTGGAAATAAGACGGGATAGCATTCACATGAACGCCGTCCAACTCGTCATAACCAAACTCATTTTGCCAAAGCTTATATGTTCCATCCTCTGATGGGTCTATGCCGGTCATCAAAGGATATTGATAGACTGTCACGAACTCACCGCATGAACGGCCAGAGTTTGGAAGTTTGGTGTCATACCAAGTGTTTTCGCGCACGTTATAGATCACAGCATGCGTGCATTCAGTCGCATCACCGCGTGGATAACACCACCAGATCTCGCCATAACGCGGAACCTTATACGAGAACACTTTTTGGCGCTGATTGTAGTTTAGATTGTCAAAGAACCAGTTTTGATTGAGCTGGTTCGGAATTTCGCGCACGACGCCGTTGAACATCAGGAAGCGATCGACGCCGACCCAATAGAAGATGCCGTCATATTCAATCGGAGATTGAGAAGACAGGATCGACGATTGAGATGTCAGCGTATCAAACTGAAAAACAGGGTCGCCGCCAACGAAAGTACAACGAACCAAACTATCAAGAGACCAAAAGAGACCGGCGGGCGCATTGCCGGGACCAGCTCGTAAAGGAAGAGCTGCCACAATTTTTTGACCAGTGACATAGGTTTCTCCTGATCCTGTGCTAGTCCAATCATTCGGGCTATTGGCAACTGACCAAGCAACATATCCGTTTGATCCATAGACAAAGGTATATGGATAAAGCGAAATCACGCCACCTGAAACAGAAGGTGCGTTATTCACCTGAAGGGGAGTTCCGTCATTTGCCAATCCCCAATAAAGATTGGAATTTACAGCAGAATCAATGTCGATCAGGTTCTTGCCGGGGTGAGCAAGAACATAAGCTCCTTGGATCATTCCAACGGAATCATATTGAGTGTCGAACGTCCAAAGATTTGTGTCGTTCGCAGTAAATCCAGTTGGAGTTCGATCATACTCAGCAACGACGACACCATTGGTGTTCAACTCATATTGGTAAAGATAAGCGCGTCCACCTGTCATGAGATGCACGCGCGCGTCTTCGTTGTATGAGTTCAGGCCGCGCGATATTTCTGGCAGGTCAACAGCAATGGTGCGATATCCGCCCATCTTGCGCGGCAGACCACGTTGAAAGCGAACCCATTGACCATCAACATAAAAGCCGTTCTCAAAGCGCGTACCATCGCGCTTGATGCCGGGCAGTGATTTGATGATGTAAGGTGTTGGTGCCATCAGCTCATCGCCACGATCAGTGAAGTTGTTTCATCGGTTGAAAACACATCAATGTCTGTGCGTGCGGCTGCTGCATCTGTGGCGGTGAAGAGACCGATACCAACAGAAGTGCCTCCAAGATTGATCAATGCGCCGTTAGCTGTTGTAGCGCCAGTGCCGCCATCAGAAATTGGAACAGGAAGAGCAACATTGAGTGTTTGAGCATTTACAACATCAGTGCCGTTGCAATACAGAATGGCAGCGCCGCCTTGTGGAACAATGACGCCTAAACCACCTGATGCTGTAACACTTAGATCATATGACCCAGTTGTATTGTTTGTTACCCAATACTGTTGAACAGTCGCAGGAACTTCAATGTCACGGTTTCCGGTCAGAGCACCGATAAAGTCATACGCGATACGGTTTAGTTCAAAACCTGCAAGCGTATATGTTCCAGAGCCCGATACGTCGATTTGCGTATAGTCAAAGGTAAATGTTGCGCTCTTACCAAGGCCGATCGTGAATAGGTTAACACCGTCGCAAATGACAGCGGCAGAGTCACCGGGGTTCATGGTAAGCGTAAAAGCACCATTGATTGTTTCTGACCCATTAGGTGACAGAGTAATAGCGCTTGATCCGCTATTTCGAACATAACAGAACCAATCGTTGCCAAGTACCGGCGCAGTGGTAAATGAAATAGTTCCACTTGCGCCAGTCCAGTTGAATACTTTAGCGCGATCACTCACACCAACAGTATAATCTGAATTTAGACCATTTACGCTCAGAGCTTGGTTCAAAGTTGATGTGATGGCCTTCAAGCCAAGGCCAGCAAGTGCTGCAGCATTTGCAATCGAAAGCGAAGATCCAAACTGGTAAGCATACCAAGTCCCTGCTGCACTGCTATTGCCGGTCATATAGACCTGCCACAAAGTGCCGGGCGCAACAGTGGCTACAGCTCCGCCAATGCTATCTACAACATAGAAAGATTGAGAACCTACGTTGTTAAACAACAGGCATTCGCCGACAGATGCTTCATTAGCAGATGGCAAATATACATATCGACCAGCGGTGGTGCAGTTAACATCCATGATGCGGGCTGAAATCAAAGCGCCACTTGCAGGCGCATTTGTTTCAGTTGGCCATGTCAGATAAACATCTGAGCCATTCAGATTGAAGGCGAGATACGACACATCCGCTGGATAAATGTTCGTGCCGCCAAAGACTTGTGTATAGGTCGTCATCTCTTAGACCTCCGTGCGACGTGCAGAGCGGTCGAGGATCTTCGACAGATCTTCGCCATTAAGCGCCTGCGCGGCGCGGTCATACATGTTTTGCCAAACGGGGATGCGCTCGTCATTCTTCAAGAAAGGCGTTGCTTCAAGCAAAGAGCCATAAAGAAGAACTTGCGGCGCGTAGTCGGTAAGCCAGTTTGTTTGTGTGGCATCATCAAGAAGTGGCAGAAGCTGATAGATCAACACTTCAAAAGGATAGGCCGCGTCGGGTGTTGGGGCCACGATCCAGTTGTTGTAATCATACTCAGCGTAGAACAAGGGAGCGCCTGTTTGGGCTCGATCTGGCCAATATTCGCGCACATACTCATAAGAGCGGGCGAAGAGCTGGGTGTAATCGTTTCCTTGATCACCAGTGCCGTAGTTGAAAGAAACAGTTGAGCGCCAGCGATCAGGCTTTGGATAAACTGCAAGACCCGGCTGCATCGTGCTGGTCACGACGTTGATGAGACCTTCGACCTTTAGCTCACGGGCGATGCGGCGCTCAGCCAAATTGATGAGACGCGGAAGCTGCTCATAGACAATTTGGTCAGACGCAGCCGTGAAACCGCGTTCAAGGTAGCGTCGCATATCCTCCTTGAGGGAGGCGAAGGTCATGGTCTCAGGCATTAGAATACTTCCCGTAAGCCTGTGCCAGCTTAACATCATAGGCGTTCTGGGCATAGCCGGGGCCATTATAGCCACGGGCGAACTTGGCCCAATTCTTAGTCATCAGCTCATCCTGCAGACCAGCTGCGCGGATGAAAGCCGCCATGTGGCTAAGCTGATTTGCTTCTGATTCGCAGGCTTCTTTGACCATCTGGAAAACGGACGGGCAGCCAGCCATTTTGAAATTAGAACCCATGATCTGGCCAAGGCCCCAAGATGTGCTGAGCAGCGCTGCCTCTTCGTCGATGGCGCAGGCACGCTCAATCTCGGCATAGACGGCGTCTGAGCCTTTTGGATAGGGCTTCTCGCCCCACTTGGGATATGCAAGGCCCTCAGCGACGGCATTGGCCAGCAGGCCGGGCGCGTCCTTCAGGTGCTTGTAGAAGTGATGGCGCTCAAAAAGGGCTTTGGGGCGTCCTGCCTTGTCGAAACCTGAGCCGGCGGCTTCAACAGTGATAACGGCGCGGAAAGCGGCTGGCTCGACGTTGATGCTTTGAGCAATCAGGTCGATGTCTTCGGGGGTTACTTTGCGGGCCTCGCCAGTGAAGTCCATCACTTGCCATCCTTCTGAGCCAGAATATTGTTCTTCTCTTTCGACCCCGCGCTTGATCCATAATAGAAGTTGATCACACCTGTCCATGCCGTCCCGAGCGCGCCGAGCATCATCAACAGGGCTTCGGTGCCGGTCTGGGGCATGCCCTTCATGAGCATCCACACAAGGATGCCAAAGAAGCCGATCGTGATCAGGAGGGCCAGCATGCGAGGCACCCAGTCCTGAGTGGCTGTCTGCATCTTGCGGGCGCTGTCTCGATCGCCAGCAGCGATGCGCTCAAGATCAATATCCAGCTCCTTCATACGGACCTTAAACTCGGCGTCGATCTGTTTGAGCTGCGCGAGATCTGCAGGGGATGCGCTTTCTAGCGCTGCCTTTACTTCATCCTCAGAACCATTCTCATGACCCAGAAGGACATTGGAGAGCGTCTTGACGGCCATGCCAGCCAGCGGGCCCCCAAGGGCCGTGGCAAGGGTTGGCGCAACTTGACCAAGCAAGGGTCCAAAAGTTTTGAGCAGGTCCACATTCCCCTCCTACATAGCCAGAGCCACCATGAAGACACCAATAATGATGGCGACCACACTACCACCAATCGCGCACACAATCATCACCTCGCGCTGGAACTCTTCCGCTTCCTTGCGGGCCTGTTCGCGTGCGATCTTTTGTTCCTTCTGGATCCGAACCAGTTCCTTCTCGACCTCCTGCCATCCCCTGATGCCATAGGTTGCCACAAACTCGTTTTTGACCTGTGCAAACCATTCTTCTGCCTGTCGCCGTTTGACGACAATATCCATTGCCATCTCTTCCGCAGACATTTTGGAAAAAAGCTTTGGTTTGGGCGGATTGGCTGACATTGAGGTCAGCTTGGCAACAGACCCGTATAGTTTGGCGATGTCACCCGCCATGCCTTGGATTTCTTTGCCAATTTTGATTCCAGCCTTGATGGCCTCGTAGGCGGTTTTAGCTGCGCCAAATACAAGGCTGATAGTTACGGGGTCCATGAGCCACTGCCTTACTTCCCCTCATTTTGCCGTCACAGTAAATGTAAGATTACTATGATTTGGATAGGAAATAACAACATTACCTTCTGGGCATTTATAAACAATACGAGCGATCAGTTTTGCTTCTCCGGGTGTAACATTTTGTGGGTCTTCAATGGTCATTGTGTACCCAAACTTATCCACCGTTGGGCTGGCAGGACCAGAAAACTTAGCGACAGACGGAATTGCCTTATGGACAATGTAGTTGGTATCTCTGACTTCCAGTGTGAAGTCATCAACTAAACAATCATCCCTGATTTTTTGACGAGCTACCACTACCCTGAAGGGTTCATGTGCTGGGCCGTCAGATATGGAGAAATGCTCAGCATCCCATTTCAAAATATCCTTTTTCATCAAACCCGTTTTATCAATAAAAGCATATCCGCCACCCAAAGCACTCAAGACAGCGGCAACAACAGCAATCGGTTTAGTGATGCTGTCATAATCAATCATTTGTCTGCCTTTCTCTTTTCAAGGCTATCTACCTTGTCGAAGATCTGCCGGCAGATGTCCTTCAGCTCTTTGATACCTTCTTGGAACTCATCGCGGCGGATGTAGTTGCTAGGCAAATCGACTTCTATCTTATGGATGTCGTTGCGCAGTTCTTTGACCGCGCCCCAAAGTTCACGGGCAAACCACCCACCCCCGGCCAAGATGATGCCAAAAGCTGCGTTGATGAGAGTTTGCCCGTCCATTTTTAGTCCTCTACGGGTGCTTCGTCCGCAGGTGCCGCAGCAGAAAGCTGTTGTGCGGCCTGCGCCTTAATAGCCTCAATGATCTCAGCCACTTCAGCATATGGACGCATTCCAAGAGCGCCCAAAACAGCATTCCATTGAGCCACATTCATAGTGATTTTGATGTCTTTATTTTCCATAGTCCCCTCGTACTAGGTTTTAGTTAAGAGCAGCGAAAGGAGGCACCATCGGAACCACGGGTGGGTTCTTCTGATTTTCGATCTGCTTCTCAAGAGCCGCGTTCAGCTCTTCGAGATTGACTTGCGCTGTCACGCAATCAATCGCCCACTGCGCGGTGATCTGCGTGAAGGGCGTGAAAGCGTCAGGGTTTGGCGGCTCAAGGCCGACAGAACCATACGCGCCAGCATTGAACGTGCCGTCCGTGGCGTCATAGCGCCAGTGAACAGTCTTCACGACATCAGTAAGGCCGTCTTCTGCCTTAGCAACGTCAAACTGCGGGAAAGACCAAGTGTAGGTGATAGCCATTATTTCTTTCCTTCTAGTGCGGCCACTTTGGCCGAAAGTTCTTGGATAGCTTTTATGCAAAGCGCGACCATGTTCCCATAAGACAAGGCATCTGGAGAACCATCTTCTGCATACTGAACAAACTCAGTCAGTCCGGCAGCTTGGATTTCTTCTGCGATAAAACCAGCAAATTGCTGATTAGCATTTAAACTTTCTTTAGCTTTATAGAAAACAGGTCGCAATTTCGCGACATCTGAAAGACCGCGTGAATATTCTTTGATGTCAGTTTTATACTTCAACGAAGACGTCGAGCGGAAAAAACTTCCATCTGTGTTAACAAACACATTTGCGCCGCTAGGCGTTGTGTTTGAATATGCGCCTGTTACATATAAACTATTACTCAAACCACTTGGGTTATCTGTTCGACCTACCAGAAAATTGCCAGAGGTGTCGATGCGGGCGACTTCAGTTGGTGCGCTATTCAACGCTTTAGAAACAGCAAAGGTCAACTGGCCCGTTGGATATTGCCCGGTGGTGCGCGCACCAAATATGCAGTTGATCGCAGCCGAAGTGAAGTATGTACCGTTTGATGGCGTCAGAGTTGCGAACGATAGCTGCGAAGTGTTGCTTGTGGTTGTGTCTTTATTGGCAACGACAAGAGAAGCCGTGCTACCAGCAACTGTTGTGGATGTGCTAGAACCAGCTACAAGCAGAGGACGAACGCTGCCAACTTGGTCGTTGACGTTAGAGCATGGGTCGCCAATCCCCACGTTGCCGCTGCTGTCGATGCGCATAGCCTCTGAAGCGCTAGTGGCGAAGGCTAGGGCGTTGTATGCGTTGTTGTCGTTGTTGATACCGTTGAATGTCATAACGCCGGTACTGCGACTGAGGCGCACGCCTTCTTGCGCTGATGTGCCGGGGCTTAACTGAACCGAACCGCCAACACTTGTAAACCGCCAAGCTGGCGAACTCGTCCCAATCCCGACATTGCCAGAGCTGTCGATACGCATACGCTCAGACGAGTTCGTGTAGAACACCATTGGGCGCGTACCAGCACTTGCAATATAAGAAGCAGCGTTGTTGGCGTTGATGTAGAAGTTAAGCGTTCCACCGGAAGCTAACTCCATCGCAGAGTAGTTAGCAGCCGTACCAGTGTTGATGGTAAGCGCAGTGCTGCTGCTGCTGAGATTGGGGGCCGTACTTCCAATACCGACATTGCCAGCCGATGTGATACGCATGGCTTCTGTGCCAGCTTGCAAGAATGCAGTGGCGCTGCCAATCATGGAGATGGACGAACTGTTTGCTACGTTGTCTGAGAATTGCAGCGTAGATGCGTAGCCACTTCCATTGCTTTCAACACGCAGACCAATGTTGCCGCCAACAGTTGTGCTTGTGCCAGATGTGCGAACGGTTAGAGGATACGACGATGAACTCGTACCAATGCCCACGTTGCCAGAGCTGTCGATGCGCATCCTCTCCGAGCCGCCCGTGTAGAACGTCATCGGTAGGTAAGTGCCTGTGCCGGTTTTCCCAGAGTTAATTACAGAAACAGAACTGGTTAAATATGAGCCAAGGTAAGAAGCGTTATCTCCATCAGCAGCGTTGTACGAGAAGAAACCACTTGCAGTTCCAGTCCCAACAGGGAGAGTGCTAACATATGTCGCACCATTCGTTGTTGATGTTTGAAAATTAACACGATTAGCAACTGTCACATTGCTAAAGTCGCCAGTGATGCGCTGGGCGGTGCTGCTAAACAACAAATTCCCAGATGCGAGATCAAGTTTTGCAGCAGGAGATGCTGTACCAATACCGACCTGTTGAGTTGCGTCAACAGTGACCGCCTGCGTGCCATTGGTGGCAATCGAAACTTTGTTCGTACCAGACAGATAAAACCCGTTCGTGCCCGCGCCCAAGAACGAGAATGAAGGTACGGTCGCAGATCCCTGCTGAGACAAGACCTGCTTGCTGTTCTGCGCGGAAGTAGTCATTAGGTCAGCTCCAGAACCGAGGCGATGACATCAACAGCAGCAGCACCCGTGACCGAAATGCTATTGCCAGTCAAGAGAACCAAACGGTTGTTGTTCGACAAAACCGAGATGTTTGAACCAGCCGGGATCGGTGCGCTCTTCAGAAGGTTCACAGTCGTGGCGCCCTTGGTCGCGCTAACGGTAACTGTCGTGTCCGATGCCCCATCATTGGCGATGATCAAGCCAACCACCACGCCAGTGGTCGCCGCCGGTGCTGTATAAACGGTGGTGACGGTCGTCACATCATTGGCCACCGCATTGGTGAATGTCTGAGCCATATTGGCCTCCTTGTCGTGCTGATCTTATATCAAACAGAACCTTCGTACCACTTCAAGTTCTCGGCGAGCCGTGGATCATGAGGGTCTAATTCCACAGCCTTTCGACCTTCTTCAATGGCAAGATCTTTAAAACCAAGCCAATGGGCCGAGATGGCCAGAAGATCATGCGGCGCTGCGCTCCAAACCGTGGGGTCGCAGGTATAAACAAGCGCCCGATCCACAATGTTGAGGCATCTGCGGGAGAAAGCAAAGCACTCTTCCCAGCGGTGGAGGCGATACATCAACATAGCCAGCTCATACCAAGGCTCGCGCGTATTAGGCGCCTCGCCAGCAGCCTGTAGTAGCCATTTTTCGCATTCCTGCGCATTGCTCTTCTCGGCATGGCACTTGGCCATAAGCCGCATGGCATAGCAGCGCTCGTTCTGATTGCTGGCGGCATTCATGCCAAGATACTTGGTCAGAGCCGCAATGCCCTCATCCCAGCGCTGGTAGAAAGTCAGCTCGCGGGCATAATAGAAGTAATGCGACGGGTCGCGGTCATCTTCCTTAACAGCCGCTTCAAGCAGATCCATGTATTGGCCACGGCTCTTTGTGGGGTCTGGAAAGTGCCTTACAAGAACTTTGTTCGTCCAAGCACGCACTTCTTGAACGCGCGGATCAAGGCGAATGTCTTCATGGCATGGGTGATGCCAATGATAGCCGTGACGGCTATGAATCTTGCGATATGGGAATGTTATGTCATTCCCCCAGTCGAACAGATACCAGAGATTGGTTGTGTCTGGCTTCCAGACTGCCTCAATCTCTTCGCGCCAGCCTTCTGTTAGCACTTCGTCTAAGTCTAGGGAGATGCAAACATCAAAATCGCCGGGGATTAGCGCCAAGGCCGCATTGCGTGCCAAATCGAAGCGCCAAGGGCGGATAGATATATCATGCACCACCGCGCCGCACTCGCGCGCCTTGGCAGCAGTCCCATCTGTAGACCCCGTATCTGCGATAAGGATAAGGTCAGCACCTTTAGCAGACGCGCAAAATCGTTCAACAAACTGTTCTTCGTTTTTGCTGATTGCATAGACGCAGATCTTCATGCCTCACCCCATCGCAACGGCATAGATCAGCGAGTTAAGATCAGGTCCGGTTGGCCCTGTTGGCCCCGTAGGCCCTGTAGGTCCGGTTGGTCCAGTCACGCCCTGTATGCCCTGCGGCCCCGTCGGCCCGGTAGGACCAATAACACCTTGTGGCCCTGTAGGGCCAGTCGGCCCCTGAATGCCTTGAATGCCCTGCGGTCCAGTTGGCCCTGTAGGGCCAGTCGGCCCCTGAATGCCTTGAATGCCCTGCGGTCCAGTTGGCCCTGTAGGGCCAGTCGGCCCCTGAATGCCTTGAATGCCCTGCGGTCCAGTCGGGCCAGTCGGGCCAGTCGGGCCAGTCGGGCCAGTAGCACCTTGCGTTCCGGCAGTTCCTTGCGGGCCAGTCGGGCCAGTCGGGCCAGTAGCACCTTGCGTTCCGGCAGTTCCTTGCGGGCCAGTTGGGCCAGTAGGTCCCGTTGGGCCGGTAGGCCCGGTAGGCCCAAGCTGCGTGTACATCACTTGCGTTGCAGTGAAAATCACACCGGGAATTTGCGGCGAAACAGGTGATGTGCCAGCCGGGATACTTTGAATTGAAACTTGCGTATCTGTAGTAGCCCAGATCATCTCAATGTAATCGCTGGCAGCTACTTTGAGGACAAAGTTAACTGTCATCAGGCCGTAGCCATCGACGTTGCCGTGTTTTTGCTGAATGCTGAGGCGTGTATCGCTGTCTGGAACGTCACCAGACGAGCCGCTGTCGTTCTTACGCAACCAGACGTTCACATCATGGATTTGCGTGTCAGTGTTAACAAACTGAATTGAGAACGTCAGGCTATAAACGCCTGCATATGCAAACGTGATGCGGCTATTGGAGACAACGCTTACGCCGTTGTTGTTGGCATCTGCGCTGTTCAGCGTGACGGAATAAGCTGTATTGGCAGCCGCTGCGACCTGATCTGTCGTATCCCAGAAGCTGCCCCAATAGCCCAACGCACCACCCGCGCCAGTGGCGCCAGTCGCACCTGTAGGTCCGGTGGGTCCGGTTGGTCCGGTAGGCCCCGTAGGCCCCGGCACAAATGAATCAGCACCTGTGGGTCCAGTTGGTCCCGTAGGTCCAGTAGGTCCGATTTCGCCCTGTATGCCCGTGGGACCGGTCGGCCCAGTAGGCCCCGTGGGCCCAGTAGGCCCAATTTCACCTTGGATGCCTGTAGGCCCCGTAGGTCCGGTAGGTCCAGTTGGCCCGGTCGGACCAATCTCGCCCTGCACACCTGTTGGTCCCGTCGGCCCTGTTGGTCCGGTCGGTCCAATATCACCCTGTGAGCCAGTTGGTCCTGTAGGCCCTGTCGGTCCCGTTGGCCCCTGAATGCCTTGGATGCCTTGGGGCCCTGTAGGCCCAGTTGGACCAGTAGGCCCAGTCGGGCCGGGAACCATAGAATCTGCGCCTGTGGGCCCTGTAGGCCCTGTTGGTCCAGTCGGCCCAGTTGGACCAATTTCGCCCTGCACGCCCGTCGGCCCCGTAGGCCCGGTAGGTCCAGTTGGCCCTGTGGGGCCGGGAACCGTTGAAGCAGCGCCTGTTGGGCCTGTAGGTCCAGTTGGTCCCGTAGGCCCGGTGGGCCCGATATCTCCCTGCGGGCCTGTTGGTCCTAATGGTCCTGTTGGCCCAGTAGGTCCGACATATTGCAAAAACTGCCCAAATGCGGCGCGTTTGGTGATGCCTTGCTGAACGACAATGAGCGTATCCGTCGCAGTCGGCGCACTTGCCAATGGCAACTGCGTGATCTTCGTCGGGATAAGGTTTGTTGGAACCTTTGGATTGCTCGGATTATTCGTCATGGCACCAAGTATCCATCCCCCTCTTCACCGATAATGAAGAGGTCTTCATCCTGCGAGATCGTACCATACATGTTAAGCGCGATGTTCGTATCAGGACGCGGATGGAACAGGTTAATACGTTCCGGCTGACGCGCAGCTAAACGATACGGATCGAACTGATCTTTATCGACCTCGCACACATACAGGCCGGGATAGTTCGGATCTGATTCAAGATCCTCAAGCGAAAACTTCCGCGAGCACCGAGCACAGATGCCGATGCCGAAGGTTGATTTTCCGCGAGGGTCGAGAAAAACGCTCATCGTGTGTACGGGCTTATGTTAGGGGCGAAGTAGATCGGGCTGTTGTCGCGCTCTTCGTCTTGAGCAACCTTGAGCGCTTCGTCAGCGGTGGCTTTGATCATGCCGAGCAAGTTCATGTCAAACTCAGGCATTTCCATAGCAAGGCGCCATGCGAGCTGCCACACGACAGCTTCGTACCAGCGCTGCGGAATATCAAGCTCATCTGTCAGCGTGCCAACATCCATGATGTAGCGCTGCTTCCAGATCACGAACTGGCCGAACATATTTGTCGGATCAGTTACAGGCCAGATCTGCATAGTTGGATAATCGCGCGAGCGATCAAACCAATATTGCAGCGGCTTGCCCTGAAACGTCTTATTGGGCAGGTTCGTCCAGTCGTCGCGGTTCATGCGAGCGAGTGGGATTTCGGTGGGGTTATTTCCCGCATAGAACTCAATGACATCAAGTGTGTTGCCGCCCGTTTCGCGCATGCGGAAGAAGTTAACGGGCTGCGTGCCGTCGATGTCGTACCAGTGCCACTTGCCGGTGACATAATCTGTCGGGCCCGGCGCATAGCATGTTGTCCATGTGACGCCGTCGTTCGACCATTCAAAGAGGATATCAAACGAACCCGTCGCGGCCATCATGACGCCAACAGTTGTGACCTGAACAGGCGACTGAGGATCATTGATAGGATCGGCGCCGATATAAGCGATGATCAGCTCGCCATCTGGGCCAGTCTGCGCGCATGACGTGTTGAGATCACCATCGAACGCATACTGCGTTATGCCGCCGGGCGTGCTGTATTGCACAGGTCCGTTCTGGCGGTACATCCAGCGGAAGTTTGCATTGAGGATGTCCATGGTGCCGCGAGAAGGCGTGATCACTGCTTGGCCCACATAGAGCGGCAGAATTTCCTTCTCGATGCACCACAGAGGCACGCCTTGGCTGCCGAGAGATGAGAGCTGCAAATAGAGGTTATCTTTTGCAGTCTCAAGCATCTCGGACGTGATGCTCTGGGGCAGAATCCGACAACGACGGTAGGCGTGATCAATCACCTTCCGTGTTTTGAATACTGTTGTGGATACGGTCCCTGAGACTGGCATTACTTAACCTTTCCGCCCTTCTTCATCATCGAAGGCGCGTTTTGCGGCATAGCCTGCGAAGCTGCCTTTGCCATAGCAGCTTTCAGAGCACCGACATCGGGGCCGCCGGGACGCTTCGCGTTTACGCCCACACCGCGCGCCACCGGCATCGTGGGAGGAGCAACGACCGGCGCGCGGGGGGCTACAGGTACGCCCTTGGACCGAGCAAGAGGCATACGCTGCAGAGGAGATGCAAGACCACCGTTAGCCTTGCCCATGGTAGATGCCATCTTTGCAATGTCAGGCGCCGTTTCGCGAGCGCCGGGCCGTTTAGCCAAATCAAGAGGACGAGCTGCAACGCCGCCTGCTGCGAGACCCTTTGGCGACTGCTGCTCATCGTGCTTCTTGTCGAGCGCCGACTTTTCCCACTTCTCAAGCGACATGCCATGCTTCTTGGCAAGCTTGCGATCCTGCGCGAGATCTTCCTTGGAGTGTTCCCACTCCATGTGCGAGACCTTGCCGCCCTTGGCCTTGTGCATCTTGCCGAGCGTCTCAGCAAGACGAGCGCGCTTGCCCATCAAACCGGGCTTTTCAGCAGCAGCGTGCAGCTTCTTGGCCGGGATCTTTTCGCCTTCCTTCACGCCAAGAGACTTGCGCAAAGAGCCGGGCTTCTTAATTGCTTCTTGAATCCACTTGCCGCCCTTAGCCATTGCAGGCTTGCTCTTACCAGCTTCGCTGAGAGCGATCGCGATGGCCTGCTTAGGGTTGGTGACCTTCGGGCCCTTCTTGGAGCCAGAATGCAGTTCGCCAGCCTTGTATTCGCGCATCACCTTGGCAACCTTGCCACCCTTTTTATAGCCGCGCTCCATGCGCTCCATATCTTCCTTGCTATAAATCTGATCAACAGGGATGTTTGAGCCGGGAATATATGGAGAGCTGCGACGGGCCTGCACACGTTTCTTAGCTGCAGCATTACGCATAGCGCGCGCTTCAGCATCAGTAATGGCACCCTGACCGGAACGACCGCTCATAATGCGCTCAGCGTCAGTCACAGCACCGGCATCACCAGCCATCTGCGCAAGTTTTGCGCGATCATAACCGTCATCAGTGTAGTTGCTGGCATCATCGCCTTCAGCTTTGCGCACAGCGCCCTTTGCAGGTTTGCCAACGCCGATGACAACCATCATGCCGGCAGGCTTCTTGACGTCGCCACCCTTGGCATACATCTGACCCGTCACCTTCGTGGCGCTCTTTGTGAAGCCACAAGCGGACGGAAACTCGAAGTCTTTCACATAGCGAATAGCCATCTTATTTCTCCTTGCGGCGTGCGGCCGCAGCATTATCGACGAGATTTGGATAGGGTCTGCCTGCAGCTTTAGCTCGAGCCTTTGCAGATGCCTTTTGCTTCGGTGTCAGCTTTTTGCTTTCACCGCTGAAAGACTTTTCCCAAAAAGGCTCAATCTTCTTTGCCATTAGCAGTCCCACTTCCTCAGTGATTTGTTGATGCGGCTGTTTGGATCACGGGCCGTTTCAGACGAAGTGAGTTTCGCCTTCATGCCTTTCATCCTGCTACAGAATGAAGAACGCCGCGCAGCAGCTTTGGGGCTGCTCGCGGCTTCCTTCGCAGAGACTGGTCGCTTGATGTCGTGACCTTGAGCGCGAAGAGACGCGCGTCCCTTCTCGTTCAAACCGCCTTCAGGGTTCTTCCCTTCAGCACGGGTCCACGCACCGCCTGTCTTGTAGACGGGAGTTGCGCCACCTTTTGCCATGCACCAGCGCGCCATGGTCTCACCTTACTGCGTAGACTGTTGAACAACCGTTGCGCGGATGTGACCCGTGCCAGACGCGATGTTGAAACGCACAGCACGCATCAGCGTGGTTGTGAACCCAGTCTGATCCGTCGAAGCACCAACGAGGTTCGCGTCAGGATGATTAACAGCCTGCTGCGTGATGTTAAGATCAAAAGGATCTTCGTTGGTGTACTCGACCGTGTAACCAGCCGTGCCACTCACGATCGTCGCAGAGATGTTGGTCACCTGATTAGGCGTGTAGATATCCAACGGCCACCAAGCGCCTGCGCCAAGGCCAACATCAGGAACACCAGCGGACACCGTTTCAGACGAAAGACCTGATGGCGCGTCAGTTGCGATTTCTGTGATGGTCTTGAACGACAGCGTGCTGGTGACAGTTTCATTGTTCGGACCCGTAACAGCTTCCGAAATCGGAAGATTGTTCTGATCCGTACCAATGATCGTAAACGTCACGCCGCTGAAATCATCTGTGCTGGTGAGTGTCACCGGCGCAGCAATTGGCAGCGTAACCGTGCCAGCAGTTGCAAGTGGTCCATCAAGGCTAAGGCTGCCGTTTTCAGCAGGCGTTTGAGCGCTTGCAATGCCGGCATCATCTTCCTCAACGAAATAGAGGTTCTGTTGAATAGGGCGCATATCGTCCTCCTAATGGGGAGGGGAGCCGAAGCTCCCCTTATTTATTAGGCGGGGGTGACGCCGATAGCAGCCGTCTGCGTGGCATTCGGGCCAGCCTGCGAACCAGTGAGCGCAATGCCAATCACAAGACGACGAGTGCCGTTTGCAGCGGAAGACGGAGCAAACGTGCCGCGCACGTCGCCAGTCGTTGCAGTTGCAGGCGACGTCGTATCAGCAGCCACGAAGGTGCCAGACGTGTCGTTTGCAAGAGCGCCAGCCCAGCCGAGACGGAACAGATAGCCAGCATCGGTCACGCGATATGGAAGACCGAAGATATCTTCGTTGCCGATCGTCATCGTGCCGGTGATTGCAGCGCTGACAGTCACACCAGTGACAGTCTTAAACGCCTTCTTGCCGGCGACAGCATTGGTGCCGTCCATGGCAATCGTTTCAGTCTGAGCCTGACCCCAGTAATCCGTGCCAGTGATGGTCACGGTCTGCGTGGTGTTAGCAGAGCTGGACGAATCGACGTTCACGCAGCGCGCATAGTCGAAGGTAGCAACGCCGCCAGAAGCAGAAGCGCCATTGATGGTAAGACCACCAGCGCCTGCAGCAGCCTGAGCTGCGCACACAGCGGTGGCAGACTTAGCAGCGGGGACAGCGTCGAAGATGTAGGTGCGGCCGAGCGGGCCAACGCCTGCGAATACGGTGCCGGGGCCAGCCCAGCCTTGTGACTGCGGACCAGTTGCGGCGCCGAGCCAGAGATCGTCGGAATATTGAGGCATAGGTCTTCTCCTTGAAAAGCATGACCGGTTGTTGGGAACCACATCATGCACCATTTTCAAAGGGTTTGGTAGGGGGCTCTTGCAGGTAATCTATGGCCTTCCGCAATAGCTTTTGGTCATGCTTGAGAGCCCCAATCGCGTTGTTGCAAGCTCGGCAAAGGAGACCCCTAATCTCTCCCGTTTCGTGGCAATGATCGACAGCCAGAGATAGCGTCTTGCCCCTGATCTGGGCGGTCTCAGGCTCGCAGCAAATGGCGCACCTTCCATCCTGCTTGGCATGTTGCGCCTCATACCATTGGAGGTTGATGCCGTAGAGTTTTTTGAGGTCGGATGATTTGAAATAATCTTTGTTATTTGTCCGTGTTTTACTCATCCATTCCCGCATATAAGCGGCGCGCCCTTTTCTATATTCATCGCTAACACGAGATTCTTGCCAATAAAAATTATCGGGCCCCCATGGTATTTCCTTATTAGGTCTGAACGCTCTAGATTGTTTTGAAGGTTTTTCGGGCACTTCTTTAACAAAAGCCCAGAAATCATCGCGCCAATGAAGCGGCATGTCATTGCGATGATATCGACGGAGACCACACCAAGCTTTGTAAGCAGGATGTTTTTCGCGAGCACCCCAATCAGGTGGGCGTGTTTCCTCAAAAGATCCGTGGCGCTGCATTCTCTTGTAATGAGTGGCGCAAAGATCTTTGGCTACGCTGGGCTGGTTACAATGAAAAACGCTGCATTTTGTTGGCATCTTAAAAGTCCTATGGCGGCAGATTTCTCCGCCGCCACACTGGACTAATCCGAGTGGATTGTCAACTAGACGCCGGGAGTTCCGTACACGCCGCGAGGATCGGTCCAGCCGATGTCGTAACGCTCGGTGGACTTGAAGCGCATCGAGTCGGTTTCGAAGTCGCCTTCCATGCTCTTTTCAAGCGGACGGCGCATCATCAGCTTGAGGCCTTCCGGCGCATCCGTCTCAACCCACCAAGCGGTGGTCGAGGTCAGACGCGACAGGTTAGCCTGACCGCCATCCAAAAGACCCATACTTTTCACCGGGTTAATATCATTATTCCCAGTGCCAGCGCGCAGAACCGACTTCAAAAGAACTTCCGCTTGGAAGACGTTTGAAGGCGACACAACGAGCTTCGTCGGGTTCAAACGGATACGCTTGCCGTTGTTGTCAACAGCGTTGCGGATCTGGATGAGGATCTGCTCCAGCGAGGTCTGCGACAGCGCAGCGGCGGTCGAGAGCTGGTTGGAGAAGGTGCCGTTGATGATCGGGTGATCGGTTGCCACCAGAGACTTGCCGTCACCGCCTGCATACGCACCGTTGAAGGCGCGGTTCAGGACGTTGGCAGCGTTGGTCTCCTTCGTCTCGACCAGCGACTGGGCGAGATGCTTGGCGTAGGTCTGGCCGATACGGATGTGATCACCGTCTTCGACAAGAACCTTCGTCAGAGCGAAGGCAAGGCCATAGACCTTGTACTGGTAACGCTTGATGAAGAGCACGCCACCAGACTGATAGGTGACAGCCGTGCCATCGGGCAGCTCAGGCGCAGCGCCAAAGCCGAAGAGGACGGGCTCTTCATGGTAGTTACGCGGAATGCCGCGTTCTTCACGGAAAACCTGCTTCCATTCGTCTGCGCGCTGGTCGTAGACGCCGTCGAACGCCTCATTGAGGATCGGTTCGACGATGGAACGGAAGTCCGTACTGCGCATAGGAGTAGCCATGTGCGGATCTCCCTATTAGACCGGGTTTTCGGTAGCGACGAACTGGTGCTGAGCGATCTGCACCTGAACGACAGTATAAGCATCACCGGGGGCATTGTTGATGTCCGTAGCGATGCCGACGACGCGGAGCTGAGCAGCCGTAACAGCCGACGTAGCAGCGTCCATGGTGCAGGTCGAGTAACCGAGACCATTGGAATTTGCGACGTTGGTGAAATCAGCCTGCTGGCCCACTTCTGCCTGCGAGACAGGACCATCGGCCTGAATCTCGTAAACGAGATACGGGTCCGAGGTGTAGTAGCACACGATCTGCGTGGCAGAAGTGTTAGCCGGCCAAGAAGGCGAGACAACAGGGCGCTGCGCACCAGAGGGGAGATACTGACAACCAGCGAAAGCGCCAATAAGGCGTTCGCCAGCGGCAGCAACTTCAATCGTGCCATTCGTGCCGATCTTCACGGGCTGACCCGTGTAGATGTCGGTATTGTAGCCACTGGCAATGGTGCCAGCGACTTCGCGGATAGTGCCGGACGGGCTATATGCCGTACGCATACCGAAAGGAGCATTGGTCGAGGACATTCTCGATTCCTTCTGCTAGGTGAGGTTTACCTGAACTCAGGTTCAGGCGGCGCTTCACGCAAGCTAGACATACCGTCTTCCTCGATCATGCGGCTCTTTGAACCACGCGCGCGTTCGCTCATTGAATCCATATCGGATGTGATCCGTTCTTCCTCACGCAGTGGCGCGTCGTGATGCGCCTCTCTCATCAGGCGGTAGTAGAGACGATCGGGTAGCTTAGCTGCGATCATCTCATTCACACCGATCAGGCCGGCATATTCGCCGGTTTTGATCGAAGCGTATTCCCAACCCGGCACCTCTTCGGGCTTCACCGGCTCGTAGCCGAGACGGAAGCGGCCCTGAATAGGATCGCGAGGGTTGGTCGTGGTCAACCAGCACACATGATAACCGGGGATTTCCGGCAGATCAGGCAGTGCGCTTTGATAAAACGCATCTCGAAACATCTGGACGCGGTCATCATCGGAAAGCTCTCTGCTCTCTGTTACGCTGCGATCGTCCATCGCGCGGCTACGACGTCCCGTGTCAACGGTTTTCTTGAGGCGATCATCATTACCAAGGTTCATAGCTCGCTCCTATTTAGCGTGCAGATTTCAGTTCACGATCCACTTCAGCGTAGCGCTTCAACATGCGCTGCCGCATCACTGGGTCATCCCAATAGCCAGCATCCTTCATCGCTTGCACGCGCTCGGCGCTGACATAAACTTTCTTAGAGCCGGGGGCGCTTATCTCACGAGTACCGCCAACCGGTGGGCCACGACGGCCCTGTTGTGGAGGAGTATAGTCGGAATCGTCATCATCTGCAAAGCGATGTGGAAGACGATCGGCAAGACGACGATCCAGCTCATTCCAATAGCGCGATGTCGCGGGATCGTAACCTTCTGACATCAGGCTCGCATCGACAGCCTTGGCGATCATACTGTCTGGATCAGTGCCATTGGCATTGAACCAAGAATGATCAGCCGCCCAGCGCTGTGCGCGCTCAGTGACTTCGTTGCTCTGCACTGGCTGACGCGGGGCGTCGAAGCCAGCCTTGGCACGGTTGATCTCAGCAGCCTTTGCCATGGCCTGATCGCGCTGGCGGAGCAGCTCAGGCACGCGGGCGCCGTCACCAATCTCAATCGCCTTCGCAAGGGCCTGCTCAGCCGCCTGCACGCCGTAGAGGGCCTGCTGATAGTTCTGATCAAGGTTGCCCTTCTGCGCCGTGATGGCATGGGTCTCGACTGCTTCCAGACGCTGCTGCAAGAGACGGTTTTGATCCATAAGCCATTGCATTTCCTCACGAGTTTTGTCGCGGGCATAGCGCTGGTTTTCTTTGCGACGGCGGCGCTCATTGCGCTTAGCCTCACGGCGAGCCTCTTCCTCTGCGGAAAGCTCCTCAGAAAGGCGCTCGTCTTCTTGCTCTTCCTGCTCCTGCTGCCCAGCCTCAAGAGCTTCTTCAGCCGGAGCCTCGCCTTCGATGATTTCGTACTGCTCTTCTTCGCCCTGCAGTTGGGCTTTCTCAGTGCTATTCATGGCCGCCTCCTTTAGACGAACGACTTAATACCAAAGGGATCATCAACGGCTCCGATGACGTTCAGGTCGTCAATGATGGCGAACTGCACGGCTTCATCAAAAGATTCGATGCCTTTTGGAACTTTGCGTTCAAACCGCACGCCGCCGTATTTCGGCACGAAGACATACTGACCTTCGGCGCACCAAGCGCCTTCAGGCCATTCTTCCATGGTGTTGCGGTTCTTATAGGCCAACGGGCCAATAGCCAGCACCTTCGCAACCTGTGTGTTGTCGCGCTCGGTGTCTTTGGTGTTGTCTGTGAAGATAATCCCGCCTGCGCTGACAGATTTTGCTGCGCGGATCTGAACCAGAATGCGAGAGCCAAAAGGCTTCACGCCGGGGTTCACGTTCGGGAAATACTTATTCTCCGTAGACTGCTCTGCTAACACGACGACGTTTGTCATGCTCTTCATCCTCTTCACCCTGTGCCAAGGTCTCCTCAATGATCGCAAGTGCGCGACCTAGACCGGCGTAGATCCCTGCCCTGCGCCCGTACTCAAATAATGAGCCGTCGCCGGGCTGCTCCATGCTTTCATGCGCTACTCGAGATTGTTCCTCGAGTAGACGCTTGATAACGAGTTCCAACATAAGAACTTATTTCCGGCCATCAAAGCGGGAAAGCTTGCTCTGTGCATGCTTATCGCTCGTGCCAGACATATTCTTGTGGATACCGTAAGGCTTATGCGGCTTGACCATGTCATTGGTCATGTTCTTCGACGCACCAGCAGGCTCGTTGTTGACGGGCATGCCCATCGCGAGTCGCTTGTGCTGTGGGAGCAGGCTGTTATCCATGTGTCACCTCACGGGTGGGGGTTAGGGTTGATGCCGTGCCCGGTGGTATACCGGCCACTGCGGCCTTCCTCGGCGTTAAAGACCGCAAGCTCCTTAGCAGTAAGGTTGTCTTCGCGGTTCATTGCCACCTTAGCAGCAATCTCTGCTTGCTTCTCCTGCTGCTTGATCTGATCAAGCTGCGCTTCACGCTCAAGGCGAGCCTGATCAATCTGCAAGCGACCTTGATCATAAGCTGCCTTGCGCTGTGTCTCGGCCTGCAAGATTTCAGCGGGATCAACAGGCTGCTTCGGACCCATCTGGGACATGACCTGCATGGCCTGTTGGATGATCGGCGGGATGCCCTGCAGCGATGCTTGAATGTCAGGCATGAAGCGCTGCGATGCCATTGCCAGCGTGCGATCAAGCTCTGCAGACATGTCGTGATCCTTGCCGCCAAGGAATGCATCAAGAGGCACGCCGACAGCAGCGCTGGTCTGCTCGTAGATGTAGAGCGAATACCAATATGCCATGTGCTCCTTGATGTGCTGCAGCACGCCGGGAATGTAGACCGGGCCAATCAGCGGGTTCATGCCGAAGATCGGGCTCTGCAGATAATCAAGATGCACCTGCAAATGCGCGAGATGATCTTGCATTGGGAACGCAGCAACAGGACGGCCGAGCGTTAGAGCAAGGTTCTCATTCACTGCATTGAGTTCGATCGGCTCGGGCTTCTTGGCAAGCAGCGGCTTGTAATCTGGGATCTTCATCCCTTCCAAGAAGCGCTCTTCAACTGCACGAGCATCGTAAAGATCAGGACGAGCCTGCGCACGCTGCACGACAGCCTGCATCTGCGCTGCGCGCTGAACATCAGAGAAGATGTTTGGATCTGATACGGGGATCACATCCATTGGGCCTTGGAAATCCTTGGCCTTGCACATTTCTTCGCCGCACACCTTTTCGATGTATTCATCGGTGATGTGCTTAGAGTTTAAACGATGCAGAACCTTCAGCGTCATTTGCATTGAGTTATGCAAACGAGCATGAATGGCCGAGAACACTGTCATGCCCTGCTCGATCATCGCGAGCGTCGTGCCGACAGGAACATTCGGGTTCTGATCTTGAAGCTTTTCGTATGTCGTGCGAACAACGCCGCGCGCTGCTTCCGTCACAAAACCAAGCAACGAGAACAGCACAGGGTTCGGCGGATTAAACGGCACAGGCATTGCGATCTTGCGGATGTCATCAACACCAACGCCGCCTTCAATTTCCGTGACCTGTGTCGGCTCAATGCGATCAGACTGACCGCCGCGCGAGCCGCCCTTCAGCTTCAGCATGCCGGGGAAGTTGTTGATGTGCGCGCTGTCGAGCAACGCACGCAACGCACCAGTCGCTGCAGCCGACAAGCTGCCGATCATGTGCGGCAGGCCGATCGGATACGCACCGCGCCACGGCACGAAGGGAAACTCGACGATGTGAACAAGCTCTTCTTGGTTCTCGTCGTCTGGATCCCAGTTGCGATAAACCGACAGCACTTCTTTCGTCGTGTGGTCGATCGTCACGATGTATGGTGCGAGACCGAAGTTATCTTCAAAGTCGAGATAGCAATAAATCTCGAACACCGTGCGCAGACCATCTTCGTTGTAGCTGTTCTGCTCTTTGCCTTCGATCTTGTTGTTGGCCTTCTGCGGGCCAGTCAGATCAGGCTCTTGCGGCGCCGTGAGATTGATGTCGCGATACATGCCAGTGCCGACGCGCTTCTCAAACTCCATGCGCGTGATGTATTGCACATGGGTCTTGCGCTCTGCGCTGTAGAAGCTTGTCGCGCTGTAAGGCAGATAAACGTCGTCAATCGGGATGAAGAGAGATGTGGGGCGATTGCGCTGCTCATCCCAGATGAGCTTCATATATTGCGCGCCACCAAGCGGGATCTGCGTTGTGAGCTGCTCCAGCTCTGATCGGTATTCGATCATTTGCTGCGTGAGCTGCCAGTTCATGAAGCGCTGCTTGCGGCGCGCCTTTTCCATCTTCTCCTGCGTGACCTCGCCGGGGATGTATTCTTTCACCGGGCCATTGGCCGGGAACAGTTCCTTGATCACGCGAGATGAGAAGTCCACGCATGCTTCGGTGAGCATGGGGTGCACGACTTTTGATGCACCTTGGAAATTCGCGCCGCCGGGGGCGTCATCACCAAGGCCGGTGCGGCGCAGGCCTTCTTCGTATTGCTTGTCGCGGAGAGAGCGTGCTTCCTTGTCGCGCTCAATGAACTCCAGCAACTGCGACGAGATCGTCATGCGGTCAAAAGATTCCATGTCCTCGGCGAGGTTGGCATAGAACTCGGCGTTCTTTGCCTCGTCTGGCTCGTCCAGCGTTACGATAGCTGAGCCGTCGTCATTCTCTTCGACGTCAGCCTCGTTGTCTTCCATCTCGACTTCGAGACCTTCCTTCTTGTCGTCGTCTTCCATGGATTATCCCTTGAGCCGCGAGAGTGGCGACATGCCGAGAGAATACCCCAGATTTGGGTTTTGGGATATTGCAGACTGAACTGGCGTAGCATTGGTGTTACGAATTGCCAACAGCGGGCTATCAGGCGTCAGTGTTGGCGCTGCGGCCGCAGGTGCTGGCGCCATTGGCGAAGCATGCGGCGCATCTGACCCAACGCTCTCATAAGGCGTCAGCGCAGGAGGCGCAGCAACGGAGCCAATCAATCCCTGACCATCGGTGTAGGCCATGGTTGGATAGGACGCGACTACGGGCTGCATTGGCGGCTTGGGCGTGCTCACGAGACCGCCATCAGCAAAGTATGCATCAGCGTCGAAGTAACCGCCTTGAGCGGCTGTTGCGACTGGCTTGTAAAAGACGGTTTCTCCTGATGCGCCATAGGTATACGGATTAACTGGAGCGCCGAGATAAATGCGGCCTGTGTCTGTCGTCTCAGCACCAGTGCGCGTGCCTGTTGGCGTTCCTTCAATGACCGTACCGGGGGCAACATAGTCATATGCAGAAGTCGGCGCGATCGGCAGCCCCATGGCAAGATCCTGCACGCGCACAGGCGGCAATGTGCCACCGCCGCCGCTATCAATATTTGAGCCATAGTTTGTATTGATGTCACCAAAGGCTGCCGCGACCATTGCAGCGTCTTTGGCACCTGTCGGATCGAATAGGTCTTCATTTGTTTGGTTGCTGGTATTGTTGCCAAACGCCAGACCGCCCACCGTTGGGCCACCCACAAGGCCTGAAATGGTATTTGCAATACCGAGCCCCGGCACGAAGCTTGTGGCGATATTGGTGGCTGTAGCAGCCGGATTGCTGATGGCTGCATTGACCTTGTCAGCAATATAGTTCTGCACCGCCTGCGCCACCGATTGGTTGTTGGTGGTGCTGGTCGAGGATGTCGCGGTCGGGCCGGGCTGCCCTTGCGGTGTCTCTGCAACAGTGAGCGTTGGCACACTGATAGGCTCACCAAGAGGAGCAGCCTGCCCATACTGCGCCAGTGCTGCGGGTGCAGCAGGGGCTGGCGCGGGAGCAGGAGCTGGGGCGGGCGCTGGCGCAGGTGAAGTAGACGGCGCGCTGGTGACGGCTGCTGTGAGGGCTCCGTATGGGCTTGGTGCGCTGGTAGGAGCTGCCGCTGTCTGTGTGTTTTGGCCGGTCTGAGATGCGGACGGCGCACCGAACCCATAGGATGATGCAATCTGTGATGCCAACGGCGCTGAGACTGTGGCAGGCAGGCCATAGGTCTGCGTGGTCAGGTTGGCCACGGTTTGAGCAGCGGCATTTTGTTGAGCCGCAGCTTGGTTTTGCGCTGCAATGTTTGCCGCTTGGCTTGCGTTCATGCCAGACAGCGAGCCAGCCGCCTGCGCGGCATTAGCCTGTGCGGCAGCAATAGCTTTGTCGTTGGTATTAACAAGTTCGCCAAAAAACTGATTTGTGACAGCCGGGTTTGCATTGAATTGCGCACCGAGCGGTGATGCCATCCAGTTGTTGAACTGACCCTTAGACGCAGCATCGCGTGCGGAATCAATCAGCGCGGCATAGCTGCTATCTTTCGGTGCTGCCCAGTTGCTGGTCGAGGCCTGCGCCGACCCCATCGGGTTGAACTGACTAAAGAAGTTTGACACAGCATCAGCAAAGCTGCCAGTGCCTGTACCTGCGCCACCTGTATCAGCCGCACCACCGGGCGCGCCGGGGCCGCTGGTTGGGCCTGATGCATTTGCGCTTGTGACGCCTTGATCACCTTCAGTGCCGGTCGCCTGACCCGGTCCTTGGCCCGGCCCAACGCCTTGTCCCTCTCCTTCTTCGCCCTGCCCTGCATTAGCCGGACCAGATACAGTTACAGACGGAATACCAAGATAGGCAGCCCAATCAAAGTTGGGGTCGTTCATATTATCAGGGTTGCTGTTATTATCTTCGCCCTGTCCTTGGCCTTGACCCTGTCCTTGACCCTGTCCTTGACCAATACCAAGCGCTGCAGTCATTGCAGCCCAGCTACTAAAATTTTGGCTTACTTGCTGAGCGTTTGGATCAGGCGCATCAGGATCAGCTTCAGAATCTTCTTCGGCATCAGCGTCGGAATCTGCAGCGGCAGAATCTGCCTCTCCGTCGTCGTCGCCGCCATCACCGCACCCGCAACCGCAGCCACAACCGCAACCCTGCGACGCCAGCGAGATATGCTTAGCCTCCATAGCTTCCGCCATGGGGCCGCCCAGAAGGTTCAGGAGGGCGCGTTCTTCTGCCGTGATCACAGGCACGAGCTTGGGCTCGCCGCGATCGACCTTAGCGGTCTCCACGATCTTGGCCACCGTTTCATCTTCGGCGACGTAATGCTTAAGCAGCCTCGCTGCCAGCTCGTAGAGTTCTCTGTCGTTCATGATAGAACCGCTCAAGGTTAGGGTAGCCCGAAAGCTTTGCGCCATTATCGCTCAGATTGGCCACCTCAATCAACATCAGGTCTTGGAGGTCTTCTTCCGAGACTTCGACCGGCTCACCCGTTTGCCAGTTTTTAATGGCTTCGCCTTCAAAGCAGCGGGGGCGGTTGATTTGCGAGAAGAGCCACGCGAGGCGCTCGGCGCGCTCGCCGAAGAGCTGGCGGATGACGGGGCGCTTGTCGGGGCCGAGGCTGGCGCTCCTGAAGGCGTTCGTCCCATAGATCGAATGAAGGCCACCAGCCAGAGCCACATCTTCATCTGCGCCCATCCTCTTCAGGTCATCGTAAGTATTAGTTAGGTGTTCGCCTAACGTCAGGCCCATGCGGCGGTTGTGCTGCGTGCGGAAAGCGCCAAGGCGCTTCAGCGCAACAAGCAGAAGGTGCCGCTTACTCACGGGGGCGCCCCTTCATCACGAGCACCCGGCGCGCCACTGGGCAGATCCGGCTTACGCCACGGCCGGCATGCTTGATGTTGCCGGGGAAGATCGTCATGCGGCCGTATTTCGGCAGCACAGCCTTGAGGATGTTGTCTTCGTCTTCGTTCAAGAAGATTGTCTCGCCAGCATATTCCGGCTTCCAATCCTTCTCGTAATAGATCACGCAAGTCTCATCCGTCTCAAACTTGCTGTCTCGATGGATGTAGCCTTCAACGCCATAGGTGTGAGCGTTTGCATAGGCGCGCACCAGCACAGGCGTTGTTGGCATAAAGCGCGGCTGGATATAGTCCCACAGATCACGGATGCACTGCGGCACTTCGTGATAGACTTCTTCGCGCTCAATCTTGCTGTCCGACAACACGATGTTCCAGTGGCCGAAACCCAGCATCTTGTTGCTACGCCAGCCATACTGCCAGCCCCGGCGCTCGACCTCGGCGATGGCCTCGGCGAGCAGATCTTCTGGAATGGCATCATCAAAGCAACGGATCTTGTCAGCCTCAGTTAGGCCTTTTGACGCCTCGAGCAGAGCGGCATCGCTCTTGAGCTTTTCAACAAGCGTTTTGATTGCTTCATCATACATCAGCGACTCCCCACAAGTCGGTCCATGCGTTGCAACGCAGCCTGAAAGGCTGGGTTAATCTTATGATCGCTCTTCAAGATGCTGGCAAGCTCGCGCTTGGTATCCATCGCATCTGTCGTTCGATTGAAGGCGGCCTTGGGATTGATGTTGAACTGACGGCCCATCTGATTGAGCATCGTGATCTTCTCGCGATATTGCTCAGGGCTCTCCGCCGAGTTCTTTTCCTGTTGTTGCAGGGCAAACAGGAGCTTTGCGGCATTGCCTTCGGCTCGCTTGGCCATGTTGCCACCGAGCTGCGGGCCATACTCTTCAATGGCGAAGTCAGCAAAAGCTTGGAACGCCTGCTCATCGCCCTGATAGGGCATGCGCTTGGCGCTTTTTTTCTTCTTAACGGCACCGCCCTTGGCATAGCCGTCTGCACCAACAGGCTCATTGCGGATCTTTTGATTGCCCACGAGGCCGAGCGCCTGTCCGCCAAGACCACCGAGCGCAAGATCAACTCGAGCGAGGATGCGGATTGCACGCGGATAACGTGCAAAGCGCTGCATGAGCGCTGGCACGTTTTGCGCGAGGATCTCTTCTGCGAACTCGTAGGCCTTGTCAGGCGCAATCGTGCCCGTCGATGCCATGCGGATAAGGTAGGCCAGCTTGCGCTGGTCCATCTCACCTTCTTGGATCAAGTTGGCAACGTCGGCAGCGGTTTCGCCTACGCGGTCTTCTGGGCTCATCCCAGCGCCGTTGACTGCGCCACCTTCTGCAAAGTTTACTTCTTCTGCGTTCAGCGTTGGCTCGGCTTCCTCAACCATGCCGCCCTCTGCCATATGAGGCATACCCTTGAGGATGTTCTCACGCATGGCCGAGGTGATTTGAATTACAGGAACATCAATTGAGTTCTCTGCAATCTTCTTCGCCATCGCAGCGCGAGCTTCGGCTTCAGTGTCAAACATCAGACCCTTAGAATTGTAGTCTGAGCTTTTGACCATCCACTTACCCGAAACTGTCGCTGATGGATCGGTGATGTGCCAACCTTCCTTGTTGATAGGAAGTTGGGTTTTCTCAATCTTCGCTTCAGGGTCCAGTTTCTTCAGCAACTTTTGCAACTGGGTTGGTACAATCTTGTCGTAGTAACCCTTCATGCCTTCGCCGCCAACAGAGAGGTCTTGGCCTTCAAGGTAATGAACAGGATTGCCAGACCCATATGTTTTAAGTTCAGTATCAAGAAGTTTTTTCGCAACTTCTTTTCCAACTAAACCTTCCAGTTCATTTGGCTTTGTTGCTTTATCAACAACAAGTTGTCCATCCTTGTAAGCATATAATTTCCCAGTTTTAGGGACATACTGAAGACTATCAATCTGCTTGCTCAAATCATATCGCTTGGCTTGCTCTACACCGGGCGTCCAAACAACACGATCATAACCGCCTTCAGCCGCTTCTTTCAAAGCGCGCTTCAATGCAAGGTCTGTCCATGCAGCCGTGTTTGCGACGTAGGGGGCCGATGGAATTCCTTCCATACTTTTGAAGTACTTATCATTCCATTCCAATAAGGTTTTAGCTTCATCAGGAGTAAGTATATTACTTTTCTCCCAATGTTTAATAAAGTCAGGAGGAACATTCCTCAATGCAACAGAGCCATCTTTTTCCTGCATAGCAACAGGAAGCAATTCTGCATTTGGTTGAATTTTATTTTTTAAGATTTCATCCACCGATGCTTGCAACTGTTTTGGTATCTCAGTTTTGAACCCAGCCTTTTTACCTTGTTGGCCCCAATCAGATTGGATTTCTTCAATGTGAAGAATCTTTTCACCGTTAGGACCAGTGCGGTCAGACATGCGAAGATGTGCGAGGACATTCGGATCGTCCCGCCAATGGGCAGATTCAAACATAGGCTTGTTAGCTAAATGCTCAAAGTTCTTAACTCTTGCATGAGCAATATCAGCTTCTCTTCTCAAAGCATTAACTTGCTCTTGAGGAATGTTTGATGTTCCTTCAAGCTCCGCAGCAAGAATATCATTATATGCTTTGGTGGCTTCTTTAGATCGCTGTTTAGCTGCTGCTAACTCTTCCAATGCTTCTTTGGTAGCTCCCGCACCTTTAGGAAGTTTCAACAACACCTCACGGTAGTTCTCACCACCGGGGAGAGTGTATTGCTGAAACTTTGGAACATATTGGCTATCAATTCCAGCCCATTCACTCGTCACCATACTGCGCATTTCATCAATGTTTAGACGCTCGCCATCTGAGGTGAATGGTTCACCATAGACACGGCGGTATTCACGCTCAACTTGTTCATCAGAAAGTTTTGGATTGGTTGAAAGAACCTTTTCCTCAACTTGCGGCATACGCTCACGGAAATACTGTGCAGCTTCTTCACGGGTCACAGATGGACGGCCAGCGAATGCTTCAGTAAAACCTTCCAATTCAGCAGGCTTCACGCCCTGCTTTGCGAGCATCGCAGCCATTTGCTCAGGCGTTCCCTTAGCCTGTGGCAATGCAAGCGCTGTTTCAGCGCCATGGCTATACAAGCCCATGTTGGTTAATTCACGCTCTGCAGCTTTCTCAACGACAGATTCTTTAGGCGCATTCTCTTCAAACCATTTCTTCACGCCTTCAACTGTAGGCTTTTCAAAGTCGGTCGAAGCAATGATGTCGCCTGTGTTTCGATCAGCCAACTCTACAAGCATTGGCTCGCCACGATAGGCCTTGTTGTGACCGCCAATAAGAGCTTTCAACTGCTGATCAGTTGGAACATCAAATGATTCAAAACCAATGCCGGGTTTGTTGCGAATAGCATTGGTCTCATTCATGAAGCGCGTCATTGCATCTGTGCCAGATATACCTTCTGGCGCATCAATGATGTCTGATACTTCTCGATGATCGACGTTGCGCTCGCCCGCCATCCAATCGCGCTGACCTTCAACAGGTCGATTAAACTCACCAACGCGTGCGTAATCATTTTGCACTTGATGGCGACCTGTGAAATCAAGCATTGAACCATCCGGCATAACATAGCCAGCTTCGCGGATGTCGCGTGTTTTTCCAAACACTTCAGCAGCCTTTGTCGCAAGATTGCTTGCTTCATGAACGGCTGCCTTTTCAGCACCCTTGATCACGGAGCGCGTTGCAGCGCCTGCGCCAAATGGCATTACAGCGCCAGTGGCCGCAACAGGCAGGATCTTCTCAAGCTGCTGCGCGATGTCGTCACGGCCTGCAGCTCGAGCTTCTGCAATCTTGTCCTTCAGCTCTGCGACGTCTTTGGCTGCGTAGAGATTGCCAACGCCGGGCAACATGCCACCGATGAACTCAGCGGGGTTTTCTTTGGCTGCTTCGTACATATGGCTGCCGAGCTTGCCGACATCACTGGCCATCTGCGAGACAGGCGTCTCTGCGATATACTTGCCAGCCGTCTCAAGCGCCGGGCCTGTGCCTGCAGCAATGCCGCGTGCAGCGTCACCGACGCCTTCCCATGACGGACTGACAGCGCCCTGCTCTTCAGGCGGTACGATGTTGGCGCCGATGCGCCGAGCAGTAACCGGGCCACCATCAGCGAAGCGCTTGTCATAACCAAAGAACGCGCCGGGCGAGCGCTGCGACGGATTATAGCTGACGCCGACATAGCCGCCGCCGTCTTCGCCGAAGCGCGCGGCGTTCACGCCATACTGCATGCCTTTCGGCGTATGCGTTGCTTTAGCACCGAAGTATGTGTCTGCGTCGAAAGGCTTGCCGCCAACGCCAACGCCATAGGCTGCAGGCGCGCCCTTAAAGGTTGGTTTCATGTAATGCGCCGACAGCGGGCCGACGCCGACGTTGCCACCGACCATCTGCACATCGCCAGCGACGCGATCGCCAGACGACACAAGCAGATTGCCGGATAGCGGGCCGTGCTGCGCGCCGACCATGCCGCTATAGCCGCTGCCTGCAACTGGATTGGCACCAGCCATATGGCGAAGACCACCTATGCGCTCGTAAGCATCACCTGTGCGGATCTCGCGGCTGACGCGATTCATGCGCTGAGCTGCGCTCTCTTGCGGCTGCGCGTATGGGTCGAAGGCCGAAGGAACTGGCTCGAGCTTGAAATCATCAGGCGGCATATGGGTTCACCTTTGGCCGGTCGTCTCTGGCCCGTGGCTCTGGGGCCTCTGGGCGCGTGACGCGGATCATATCACGATCTGCGATGTAGCGAAGCCCCTGCACGCCGGCATCCATCATGTCGTCATGCGGGATCGAGCCGCTGCCCGAGAAGGTGCACATCTGCTCAATGAGCGGGTGCGCCCAGCTCACGAACTCACCGGGCACCTTGCTGCTCTCGGTGATCCACACGCGCCCGGCTGCGAATAGCGGCGAGATCGCGTGCAGGCGGTCGAGCTTGCCTGCGCGGCCGGGATTGTATGGGGCGGCGATGATGCCCTCACGGCCGAGCATCTGGCGCAGGCTAATGCCAGAGCCCTTGTCTTCGATCAGCAGCACGTCAGGCTTGCGGCCGCTGTCTTCCATGTAGCTGGGCCCGATCACGGGCTTGATCAGCGCCTTCTGACGCGGCGCGTACACCGCCTTCATTTCCTGCTTCACCCGGCGGATGAGATCGGGAAAGCCCAGCCGCTCTTGCCAGCAGTCGAGCAGGATGACGTCGCGTCGATCGGCGCGCGGGCTGAACACGCCCCAGACGACGCAGGCCGAATAGTCGGGGTCGCCCTTGGTGGTGTTGCCGGTCTCTTCGGTAAAAGCTGTGTCGAGCGACATGACCACGAACTCAAGCTCAGGCAGCTCGCCCTTCCATTGCTTGATCCACGAGCGGCGCACCACGCCCATTTCCTCGGGGTTGATGATCTCGGCGTGAATTTCCTGCCGGCCGATCGTCGTGCCTTCGTAGCGCAGGATCTGATCGCGGAAGGTTGGCGCGAGGTTGGCGAGGTTGTCGTAGGTCGAGGCGCGGGTGACGACGACGTCCTTGCCTTCGCGCTTCAGCAGGTTGCGGATGATGGTGTTAGGCTTGGGCGTGGTCGAGCAGATCAGCCGAGGCCGGGCGCCGAGGCGCATGCCAAACATGAGCAGGTCGAAGGCCTCGTCGGCATATTGCCACGCTGCCAGCTCGTCGAGCCATCCACCATGGAACTGGGGACCACGGAAGCGCTCGGGCTTCTCGGCCGTGATGCCTTTGATGGTCGAGCCGTTGACGAATTTCATCTCGACGTCCGACTTGTTGTAGGACGCGATCAGGT